GTTGTCGGTCTTGCCGGTCTCTTGGTCGGTCTGCCGGTCGCGCAGGCGCAGAACGCCATCGGCGGCCAGCACGCTCTCAGCCACCGCCCCAACATAGCGCCGCGCGCGGCGGCTCTGGCTCAACTGGGCCGGGCTGCGGGCGAGGAATTGCGCGGGAGGGCCTGCTTGCCAGGCAGCGACGCCGATCGGGATCAACCATCGCGCGGTGTCGCCGGGGAATGTTTGGTGTGCCGCGGAGCCGTCAAGCATCACCGCGGCGGTCAGGTCCACCGAAACGAGCATATCGCGCGGATCGGCCACGGTCGCGCCACCGATGATGATGCCATCGGTCTGCTGGCTGAGGAGCTTGTTGCCGGCTTCGATCGCGTAGCTTTCCGAGATGCGGGTGAATGGATCGCCCGCACCGCACGTCTGGAACCCGGGCGCAACGGCCTGAGCGCCAACGGCGCTGTAGCGCAGCCACACGGGTTGCGTGCCACTGGACAGGTGGGCAAGCAAATCGGGCGTGACGGGCGCCGGAGAGAGCACGACGATCGGGCGCCCGTAGCCGTCCCAGGCAATCCCGGGCTCGATGAACATCTGCACTCCGCCGGTCGGCGCGGCCCGCTCGATCAGCGCAAGCCCAGTAGCGATGCCCCAATTGCGGCCCGACAGTGCGAGCCGCTCGACCGTGTCGCGGTTATAATCGACGGCAGCATTCAGATCGGTTGCGCCGATATATTGGCCGGTTGTGTAAGTGGGTCGCTCCGGACGTCCGTCGGGCATGGCCGCGCCTCCGTTTATGGGTCACCCCTGGGGACGCCGCAGCGCCTCCAGATCGGTCTGTTGGGCGGCAACAGTCTGGCGAAGCTGGTCCAGCTCCTGCCGCAAAGCGGCGAGATCGCTCGCAATCGGAGCCTCTGGCGCCGGTGACAGTGGACCGGCTCCGCCGATGGCGGACCCCAGTGGTCCCAGCAGCCTGCTCGCCAATGGCCCAACGATCTCCATAAGCCGTTCCGGGGAAGGGCCGGTGCCGCCGACGGCGGACCCGATCAGCGGCCCCGCCAGGCTGCTGACCAACGGCCGGACGATTTCCGCCACCACCTTCGCGTGGGCGCCGGCCGCCAACCGCTGCGGCCCCTCCTGACCCGGCGCGCCGGGATCGATAGGCTCAAGCAATGCGTTCAGCAACGTGGTAAAGTTTATAGCGTTAGGGGCCCCGACAAGGTTTGCGGTCACCGCCTCGGCGAATGGCCTCGGCGTCCGATAGGAGGGGGGGCCGAAGACGATAGGCTTGTCGCCACCCTGCGATCCACCGTCGCCCGATGTTGCGGCGTTCACTCTGGCACCTGCTTCGACGGCGGGCCCCGGAGGCACCGGTGGGGCGGAAGGGGGTGCCGGAGGCGGAGGCGCCGGGACGCCGATCTGCTGGGGCAGGTTGAATAGACTGCAGCAGGCCACCTGCAGAAATTGTCGGATAATCCCGTCGTAGGGCAGCCAACCTAGCCAGTAGCCGAGCGTTTTGACGGTAACAACATGCTTGCGCAGTGCTGTCCAATTACAGATGGAAACGATACCACAGTCGGAGACGCGGACCCGAACGCTCGCCAGCGGCACGCGTGGATCGCCCGGCGGTGGGCAAGGCGGTAGAGCAGCCGAGCAGAAGCAGCCGACGACAATCTCGAAGAAGATCAATGCCTCGATCTCCAACGCGAGGAACAGCTCCTGCACGAACGTAGCGTCTGAATCGATGCTCGGGCTGGGGCAGATGGCAGCCTGCAGCTTGGTGATCGCCTTGCAATCGGTGCCGCCATTGGCCAGTAAATACTGTATCAAGGCCTGGCGCAGGTTGCAGCAAAAGTTCGACCACTCGGTTTTGCTGGCGAGGGTCAGCGGGGGGTTCGGAGGGCTGGTCGGCACAGGTGGAAACAACGCGATCAAGTCCTGCAGGCAACACGCGAGGCGCGCAGACAGATCGCCGCCGATGGTGGAGGCGAGCCCGGGGATACCGCGCACCGGAGCCGGCGGCGGCGTGACCTGCACCGGCCCCGGGAATACCTCGTAGCGGTAAGCCTCGCAGGTTACAGTCGGCTCGCATTCGGGCGGGGCGCCGCGGCGCGGCCGATTGGTGCTGACAGGCGTCACGCTCGCCATGGTTTGGCCGCAGCAGCTCCCGGCCGGCATCATTCCAGCGCAGCCGCATGACTTCGCGCTGCCCGACCCGCAGGAGCATGACCCAGGGGGGCAACCGCAACTGCATTGCGCAGATCCGGTTAGCGCGGTGACACCGCGCGACGGCGTCTCCTGATAACGGATCGCCAGGATCCACTCCTGCTCCAGGTTCGGGCAATCGACGGCGGCCTTATAGGGACTACAATCCGGTTGTGTGCTCGGCGTGCAAGCCTTGATCAGCGCGCAAATGTCCACCGTGTCTTGCGAGCACACGATGATGTCGTCGCCGCACCCATTGATGGCGTAGCCCGGGGTGACGGTCACCATGTTGCCGCAAGGATGACAGCGTACCTCCAACCCGCAGACGACTCCGTGGCCGACGAGGTAGCGGTTGTGCAGCCGATTCTTGGCAATAATGTACTGGTCGAGCCGGTTTAGGTCCTGTTCGGTCAGAAGCTGCCCGGCAAAGAATCGTGGGCGGCACAGGCATTCCAGGCCACCGCACTCTGGGCAAGGCTGGCACGACGGACCGGCCGGCAGCAGCCCCGTCACTGTCGAGGCAGAGCTGGCCAGCGCTGTGGTCCAGGCCGCACCGGGGCGATAGCTGGCCGGCCGGCCCGTCACAATCTGCGGCATCGCGTCCTCCTACCAGCTAAAAAGGTAAATCGAGAGTGAACGAGCTCTCGAAGAGACCGCCGGGAAGGCCGTCCCCCGTCTTCGGCACATTTGGAAGCCAAGGCGGCAGGTGGTTGCCGTCCAAACCGCGGCCCTTCTCGTCGCGGATCAGGTCGCCGTGGACCTGTACGCGCACGGTTTTGGCGTGAGCGAGGCGAAGGACCCCGATCAGCTGCGCGACATCGAAATCGAGGTGCAGGGCATTACAAATAGACCCTGTGACCGGCAGATGGCCGCTGTCGAGCTTGCACAGAGCCGCCAAGTTCAGCGGCTCCAGCTTCGCCGGAAACTGGCACCAGCAGACCATGCCGGACGGATCGTTAGGATTCAGGTGCGGAACCAGAAGCATCACCGACTGATCGTCGAGGTCCCCGAAGGTCACTGGTTCGCTGAACGCGATCAGCAGCCGCTGTGTCTGCAAGTCGGATAACTTCATCTCTTGGCGATGCGGCCAATTGATTGCACAGATGCCGGTGAGATCGGACTGCGTCCCGGGATCGCCTTTGTCGCCTTTGTCGCCTTTGTCGCCTTTGTCGCCTTTGTCACCCTTTGGACCCGGCAGACCGCCGCCCGCCGAGCCATGATCCATTAAGCATTCGAGCGCCTGGGCGATGGCCTGGGTAGAGGGCAGCACCGTCCGGGCCCGGTTGTTGATCCGCGCAATGCCTTTGGCAGCGTCATCATTGGGATCGGTTGCTGGGTCTTGCACATCCTGCAATTTGCGGTTGACATGCCAGCGCGACACCCTGGCCAGAACCAGGCAGTCCGGGGACTCGCACGCAGGACAGTCCTGGCCGCGCAGGGCTGCACGACAGTCGATGTCAGAGATCTCGATCACAGCGACAGCGCCCGATTCCGCGACCGTCAGATCGCCGCTGAACGGGACATAGAGATGGCGCGCGGAAACGGTAATCGCCGAACGTCCGATCGACGCTTCGAGAGGAAATTCCGTGCCGGCCGCATTCGTCGATCCGTTTGCGAGCGCGCCGAGATCAACCGGCTGCAGCGCCTTGTCAGAGGCCACGATCGCAAATCCGCCGCCCTGAGTGACCAGCGCCGATAACGGCGCCTGCGACAGGAGGACGCTGCCGATCAGCTTGGTGGCTGCAGCGGGGTCGACCAGATGCAGTTTCGTCGCGCCCTGATCGAGCACCGCCAGCCGGTCGCCCCCCGGCCCGGAAACCAGGGCCACGCCATCAGCGGCGATGCCGGTGATCGTCATCGCGTTGGCGCTGAGCGTGGTCTGGGTTAGGTCGACGGCATCGATCGCGTCTGCTCCGACATGGCCCAGCCAAGCCGTTTTGCCGTCGCTGGAAAAAGCCGCACCGCTGCGTTTGCCGCCGAGCGTCCCCCTTGCGGCAGGTGTGGAGGGATCGGGCACACCCGCCGCAAACAGCCAGAGCCTGCCTGACTGGCTCGCCACGGCAATGAGGCTCCCATCTGCCGCGACCGACAGCGCAACCCCGGCTTCGGCGGTGCTTCCGAGCGCCCCCATGCGCGCCGGGCCTGCGGCGATGCCGCTAACGGCATCCGGTGTGAATACCCAAAGCTCGGGCGGCTTGGTGGGGTCCGCCGGATCCGGCCCAACAGCAAGATAGAGAGTGTGACCATCCGGCGCGATCGCCATATCCAGCACATGCCGACCGAGCGCGACACTCGTCTCAGTCAGCAGATGCTCAGTTCCGACCTGATACAGCGTCTGGGTCCCGGCCACCACGAACACGCGCCGCCCGGTCTCGTCGAGCACCACCGCGGTCGCGTGAGCAATGCCAATGCTGGCGTCCCAGTCAAAATCTGGCGACAGCAGATGCACCGGCTGCGGCGGGGGATCGACGCGCACCTCGATCCCAAAGGATTCGAGGATACGGTTGGGTGCGCATTGCGTATCATCGCAGCCGCATTCGTCATAAAGGATCGGGACGTCCTCGGTCGGGCATTCGCGCCAGATGAGGCAAAATTCTAACGTATGCTCGCTGTCGTCCTTGGCTTGCACCAGCGCCTTCAGGGCCGGAGCGGTGGTGAAGTCGAAAGTCTCCTCATACGCAACAAGGATGTCGTGGCCGCAGCAGTCGATCGCCGAGCCCGGCTGCAGGACAACCAGCCGGTCCTGACAATTTGGGTTCGGGTGCTGTTTCACCTCGAGCCCGCAGACGATACCGGTACCGTGCAGGCGCTGATCGTGCAGGCGGATCTTCTCACGGAAGAACCATTGCTCGTCGGTGAAGTCACGCTCTACCAACAGCTTCCCAGTGAAGAAATGGTTGCGCGCGAGCGGGCGTGGCTGGCAGTCTTCATGGCAGCAGGCGGTGTCGGCATGCTGGCTCATCTGCTTGCTCCTCCCGCTCATGCAATGCGCATCCCGGCGCCGACGCGACTGCGGCCGACGCGCGGCCCCTGATCGACATTTGGCCCCGCCGAGAGCACCGTCGCCCGGCCGAGCCGTGCCGCATCCAGCACCACGCCCTCCGGCCAGCAACCGATCACACTGTCGAAGCCAATGCTGGATTGGATACCGACGCGCATGCGCGGCAGCACAAAGCGTATCGTGGCCTTCGCCCAAGCCGGGGTCTCAGCCGACAGCATGCGCGTGACCGCGCTTTGCTCGCCGGGCGTGCGGGCCAGCCGGCCTGGAACGAACGCGGTGAAGGCATACGCATCGGCATTGAAAGGGTCGCGCACCGCATCACGGGTGGTGTCGAGGCGAGTGACCCCGAGCTGCGCCGTATTATCGAGCTGACTGCGGCCGATGATCGTCTCGCCCCACAGCACGGCGGCGTCGCCAAGCCGCCCGGCGCCGAGGAATAGCCAACGGCGGATTTTCCAGTGCTCGAGGAGGAGCGGCGGGGGCTCCCACACCGGCGGCGCCAGTTTGCAGGCGGGAGCGCAGACCGCGCCGCGCCTGATCGGCGACAGCGCGTCGAGCCCGAGGAACAGCAGCAGCGCGCGCCGGATTCCGGGCAAGGTGCCGCGGCACGGAAAGAGCTTCGCGGCCTCGCGCAGGAAACGCCGACGACGTGGGACCGGCCAGTTCCGCTCGAAAGCGATGCCAATCCACCCAGCTAGCCATGTCAGCATGTCGGGGGCGCCCTTGATTGGCGAGACTGCAGGTGTGGAGCGTGGGTCGAACAAGTCCGCTTGATAGTCGATCTCGGACTCCACCGAGCGGAACCCCTGGTCAAAAATGCCGAGCAACCGGTCAGTGAAATCGCCCGAGACAGGGTCGGGTGCAAAAGCTTTGGGAAGGTAGCGACGCAGGCTGATCCGTGGATATTCGATGCGGACTGCATGCAGACGCGGTGTCTCGTGCCGCCGCCCTGTGAGTGTGGCGCGGAGCCAGAGGAACCGACCGGGCGGGCTCAGGATCAGCGCTTCTCCGGCAGTGCGATCGACCGAGGGCACGTCGGTCCAGGCAGAACCAGGGAGGGCGGCGATCAGCTCGATCGGCTGCTCGACCTCCGAAGTGAAGGTCTGCAGCGCGAACCCGGTCCGCGCCGGCAGATCGAGGGAGAGCACAACCCGGTGCCAAGGGCAGCGTGCGATGAAGCTGTCGAGCGCGGTGGTGAGCCAGATGCCGGAGGCGGGGAACGAAGGTTGGACCGGCGCCGGTGCCGCACTCGGTTTGCCAGCGGCATCGAACCAGCCGGCACCGGCACAGCGGCTGGCGAGATTGATCCGCCCCATCGCGTCACTAACGAGCCCGGGTGGACAGAAGCAGTCGCGCACCGCGTCCACGTCAGTTGCGCGTGCCAACTGGTTTCCATCGCGGTCCGAGATGCGAACGGCGGTATCGGCACCGACCAATGTATAGAGGCGGCCAAACCGGTCGACCGCCATGGCGGCGACCGCGCCAAAGCCCTCCCATGCGCCGCGCCACTGCCCGGCCCGATCGAAGATGTGAATTGCGCCGTTTGCAATATCGGCGACCAATGTGCGCCCGTCCGGGGCGACCGCGACGGCGGAGGGGCGCCACGGCGTCGCCGTGCCGCCGATCGGCGGCATCCAGATGGCGCGCAGCGCGAAGCCGTGGCTCGCAAACACCAGCACCCGTCCAGGCGCCGCGCCGTTCCCGGCATCTAGCACCAAAAGGTCTCGACCGCGTGTTGCGATCGCCGTCGGGACGGCAAGCTGGCGCGCGCCGAGACCGATCCCAGCGGTGCAAGGCACGTCGACAAAGGCGCAGCTGCAATCGTCGAAGCGCCGCAACTTGCCGCGCGCGCGGTCGAGCAGCCAAACTGCGCCGTCAGGCGCGAGAGCCACATTGGGCGGCGGCACCAACCCGCCGAACCGACCAGATTGATCGACGAGCGACGTGTTGCTGGTGGGTAGGCTCGCCAGGACGAGCGCACAGTCCAGCGGGGAGACGGCGACGTCACTGGGGGGAGCTGCAATGCGCCAGCCCACCTTGCCGTCCAACAGCACCCAAGTCGGGTCGTGTGGCGGCCCTGGCGGCAGGTTGGCGAACGGCATAGCGCTGGTCATGCCGTGCTCCCGACCGCCGCTGGGTCGACCGTTACGTTGGCGTCCACCGACTGGACCGACAACAGAGCACCGGTCGGAATCGGCACGTCCGTGCAGTTCGGCGCGTCGGTCCCGTTCAGCGTTATGACGAGATCCGCGACGCGGATTACATCAGTGACGAGTGCCGCGCGCAGGATGTCGACAAAATAGATGGTGCCGCCAAACGGCCACCCGAGGCCATCCGATCCGCCGCTGCGGGGACCTAGGAACTCAGTGATTGCATCCTCCACCGCCTGCTTCACGACCGAGACATCGGCATCCGCTTGCGCCAGCACGTCGAGCGTGATCGCTACGGGGACGTAGGTCGGCGCGATGACATAGAGCTCGGTGGTGATCAGTCGCCGTGCATCGAGGTAGGCGCAGACCGTGCGCAGCAGGCCGGGGCTCGGCATCGGTGTCGGCGAGGCCACATCCGGCACGACGATCACGGTGACCACGCCCGGAACTTCTGTGCCCGGGAAATCCGGGTGCACGAGCGGCAGCGCCACGGCGCGGCGAATGGGCCCGGCCTTTTTTGCCAGCAGCTCGAAATCTTCGGCGGTCACGGCGCGGTCGTGGCTCTTCAGCGCTTGCGGCGCACGCTGTTTCGCCGCTGCCAGCGTCTCCTCGTCCCTCCCGCCATAGGCGGCGAGGGGATTCGCGATCTTGCCGGCGTCGATGCCGACGATGCCAGTCATGAGCGTCAGCGGGGCGCCGGCTTCGATATTGGTCCGCGCCCCGCCGCCGAACTGATAGCTGCGCGCAACGATGCTGCTCGCAGGCGCCGACAAATTCGCGACGGGAATGTGGCCGTGATTGACCCCATCGCCGAAGCGGATTTGGCCAGTGGTCGGGTCGAGCAAATAGACCAGATCGTTCGGCCCCGCACCGGCGAAGTCGTCCGCCTTGGTCCAGGTCACAAAGCCGGTGCCCTCGTCGACCTGGAGCTGTAACGTGCCGTCCAGCACTGGTGGGTTGGAGAGCGTAAAGATCTGATTCGGGGTTCCGTCGCTGCCGCCAAGGACCTCGTCCAGCACTGTCTGGGCGGCCATCGCCGGCACTGCATTAGCGCGTATCAGCATCAGCGCAGGTGGGGCCTCGTAGGCGCTGGCGACAAGCCGTGCCCGCAGCCAGGCCCGTAGCCTGTCAGTGATGGCGCCGATCTTGGCGGCGACGATCTCGCCCTTGCCGGGCAGCTTCAGACGGACAAAGCCTGGCCGAGTGAAGGCCAACGTATCATCGAACAGCAACTTCAGTGGGCGCCACTCGGAACCGGCCCAAAATTCCCAAACGAGTTGGGCCGGCGCGAATACTGGGGAGGCGCCACCCCCGCAGGGTATCGGCGGCGGCACGCCGCGGTCGGTTGCCGGCCAGATCGCCAGCGACAGCTCGGCACCGGCGGGAAACGGCAGGTCCGAGCTGAACCCGAGCAGCAACGCGTCGTCGGCATTGGCGAGGGGACCGAAGGGCTGGAAGCCGGGGCCGATCTCCGTGTTGTCACCGGAAACATCGATGAAGTTGAAGCCATCGTAAATTTGGACTGCGTCCAGCGCCGCTTTTAGCGCGGTCAACGGGCGTTGCGTCTCGAATACGATCGGGGCGCCGGCGTCCGGCGGCGCCGCCGATACCTGGGTACGCGTCGGCACGAGTATCGTGCTCTCGGTGAACCCTCTCTGCACCGGAAAGAGGAGCACTGTCTGCGCCGGTCGGGCAGGCTCCAGCTCGATGCCGATCAGCTCCAGGAATTTCAGGTAATTGAGCTCTGGCACCTGGCCCAAACGGTAGGTCAGCAGCTCGGTCATCCAGGCAAACAGCTCGACCAGCGCGAAGCCGGCATCGCCCGGGTTGTAATCGGTCCATTCTGGTGTGTAACGCGGGATGCGGGTGCGCGCCTCGGCTACCAGATCGTCGAAGCGTCGGTTATCGATCACCGGAAGGTAGGCATCGAGCGGCATTGGCTACGCTCCTTCGGTGACAAAGAACGGGTAGACCATGTTGGTCACCGCGTTGTTCTCGCGAATCCGGTAATCGATCCTCAGCAACAGCAGGTTCGGCTCGCCCGCTGGCACCTCTCCACTCACGTCCAGCACGTCGATGCGCGGCTCTTGCGCAACGAGCGCACGCCGAAGCTGGTCGACGATGCGTGAAACCGTCTGCGGATTACTCGGCGAGAACACCAGATCGTGGATGCCGCAGCCGTAATCGGGCCGCATCACGCGTTCGCGCTTGGCGGTGGAGAGAATGAGCCAGATCGCCTGCTCGATCTTGGTCTCGGCTTGCGCTGTCGCGAGCTTGCCTTGCGGGTCGACGGCAAGCGGGAAAGCGAGCCCCGCGCCTCGGAAGGCCCGCGGATCAGGTGATTGGGCGGAGGGGGTTAGCATGGCAAAGCCCCGGCGATCGTCTCGATGGTGGCGACGATCGGCGTCAGGGTTTCGACGACCAGCTTCAACCCTGCGATGCCGCTGCTGCCGAAGACGTCGGGCAGGGGGTCGATTTTGACATTGGCAATGGAGAGGAAGGGTTCGGCGATCTGCAGCAGCGCCGTCACAGGCTCGATCGAAGTTAGCGCGCCAGCGGCAGCATTTTCTGCGTTCTGCTTGGCACATTCCAGGGCGGCGTGCTCGTCGATATTGCCGTTCTGCAGCGCCGTGGCGATGCTGAGTTCCAGTCCATCCAACGTCTCCACCGCGCTCTTTAGCGCATCCAGAACGCAGTGAAGCATGCGCGTGATCAGTAGCAGCAGACTCTTTACAAAGGGACAGATCCCGGCCGGCGTCACCAGGCCGAGGCAATGCTCCAACGCCGTGAGCCCGTTCCCGAGCGCAGTAAAGATGTCCACCGGATTAGGGGCCGGCGGCTGAGCCGCATCGATGATCGACTTGAGGAACTTCAGGATGTCGAGCAGGCATTGCATGCTTGCCATGATCGGCGCGATCATCAGTGCCAGGCTGAAGTTCATCGAGCACTCGGTCGGGACGCCGCGGGTGAAATCGGCGATCCCCTTCAGCACGGCGCCCGTCGGCAGCGTGAGCGTCGGCATCTCAGGCTTCGGCAAGCTGAGGTCGAGGCAGACTGGCTGACTGAGCGCGCTGGTAAGCGCGTCGGGCAGCGGAATGTCGATTGTGCTCATCGACTGGCCTAGATTGGATTGATGCTCGGCGTGACGACGCGTGACCACCCCGGGCCGCGGATCACCACGGTGTCCGCCTCGATGACGAGCGTCGTCTGCGCGGTGATGGTCATCACGCCGTTGGTCATGACGACGCGGTTGCCATGCGCGTCCTCCACGATCAGCGCACCCAGGTTGCCGGCATCCGGTGTCGAATCGACAAAGCGGATGGTGTGGCCGTTTTTTGAGCGGATCATGCGCTGGCGCGGGTCGGGCGACGGTGACCCGGCAACCCCGTTCCACATTGCCCCCAGCACATAGGCATGCGCGAAGTCGCCGTGCACGAAGCCGACCACGACCTCGTCGCCTATCTCCGGCATGAAGAAGATGCCTCGGTCGTCGCCGGCGAACGGCGCCACGATCGAGGCCCAGATGCTCTGGAGGTTCTCGTCCAGCCAAGGGAACTGGACTTGCACACGGCCTTGCCGTTGGGGATCGACCACCTCGGTGACCTTGGCGATGACGATGCCCTGCATACGGTCGTGGATCATGGCGCCGCTCCCGCGTCAGTGCGTGGCTTGCCGCTGAGATCCTCGCGCCGACCGTCGAACTCGGTGATGTAGCCGTTATCGCCGAGTGTGTGGGTCGTCTTGGTAACGAAATAGGTGCCTGACAGACGTGCGCCGATCCCCTGAATATCTACCAAGGTGCCCGCCCGCAGGCCCGGCAAGCCGACCGTCTTGCCTCTCGCCGTCACGATTTGCACATGGCGATCGTGCAGCAGCGCCCGGGCACGCTGCTTCGCCTCGGCCCAGGTGAACACCGGCAGGTCGACAGTCTGCTGCTCGCGCGGGTCGCATTCCTCGATCATCTCGTGCAGGTCGGTGTTGAGCTTTTTCAGCTTCGAATCTTTGAGATCCACGGTCGCGCTGATCGGCTGCTGCGTTTGGCGGTCCCAACCGCGCACCGTGACCGATTTCCATTGATTGGCAGTGCTCAACGTCGGCTTGAACGACATCAGCCCCTTGCCCCATTCGAGTCGGTAATTGGCCGTCCCACGGGCGCGTTGGCTGGGGCCGAAAAAGATCTCCTGCACCTCCTCCCGAGCCTCGATCACATAGCCCTGGCTGTGCGCGAGCTGCAGCAGAAAATCGACATCGAACTGGTCGGCTTGCGCTACGTAATCGATCGGAGACTCAGCGCCCTCTGCTTGCTGATCGGTGACGACGGTCCACGGCCGCCTGAGCCGCGGCTGGTTGCCGTTGCGCAGGCTGTTAAAGCTGCGCGCGATCGCGCTGGGCTTCTGGTTGGTCCATGCGTAGGAGAATTTCTTCTTGCGCAGCCGATGCAGGATATTGAGGCCGCGCACCGTCAGCACCGGCGGACCGCTCTCCGGGAAATTGGGCTCCATCGTCGTAAAGGTGGCGCGCAGCATCGGCTGCAGGTCGCCGACATAGCCGAGCACCACCTCCACGGTCTTGCTGCAGGGCTCGAAGAGTTTAACCAGTTTGGATGCATCGCCAGTACCGGCGAGCAGAGCCGTCGTTTCCGATCCGATGTATTTGCAGCGCCGCGCAGTGTCGTCCCAGTTGTTGACTGTGATCTCGAACCCGTCGATCTCATTGGTGTTATCGTGATAGGTGAGCTGAACCACGTCGCGGAGTACGCCCCGCGGCAGCCCTACGCCGTCGATGCGCAGCTCAAACCCCGGCACGTAGAAGTCCCGGTTCGCCGGCCTCGCGCTTTCGTCGTAAAGGGTGGTGAAGCTCGGCATGTCACACCGTCGGCAGCGCGGGAATAGTAAGTTGGCGACCGGCAGAGAGCCGGCGCGGGTCGTCGATCCCGTTGGCGAGCGCGATCTCGCGCCAGGCCCCGCCGTCGAAGTAGAAGCGGTCGGCAAGCAGTGCGAGCGTGTCGCCGCGCGCCAGCACGTAGCTATGCGTCTTGCTGGGCGAGGCGAGGTTGAGCTGCTTGAGCTGATGTTGCAGCGGCGCGTATTCCCGGATCGAAAGCGATAATTTGGCGCGCAGCGGTAGTCCCCCGCTGCTCCACAGTGTGAAGTTCTGTTTGATGCTGGTGACCACGCCGGTGAAGCTGTCGCGCCCCTGGTTCCCCAGCTGCCACGGCAGCTGATACCCCGGAAATCCCTTGCCCCAGATGAACGTGACGATCGGGGGCGCGTGCTGGTCCGGCACAATGCGGGTGAGCGCGTAGATCTTGTCGGTCAAGGTCGCGACGCTCACCGCCTCGAGGCCCATGCCCTGATCGGAGGTATCGAAGAACAGCTCGAGATGCAGCGTTTCAGCCTGGCCGCGGACAAACTGTTGCAGCGGCGCGGTGAGGCCGGGAATCCCGATCTCGGCCAGGGTCACCCCTTTCTCCAGTGTGATCTCGGTCGGGTTGTGCTGCAGGTCAACATCCTCAACCCTGCCGGGAGCCCATTCGATCCTCAGCGAGGCCTGGCCGGGGTTGGACATCGTCAATATCCTTCCCGCTGGCCATTATCGTCCGTCTCGCCGATGCGTGCATCCGCTCGGCGTTGATTCTCACGCGCCTGCTTCTCGTCGATGCCCGAAAGCACGGCTTGCACCAAGCAGTGCACTAATTTCGGGTCGAGCAGCGCGGTGCTGTCCACCGCCCGGCACGTGGCGACCACTTCGTCGATGACCCAGTCATGTTCCGTTGCCATAGCCGCACCCCTCAGAACAGATTGCCAATAGCGTTGCCGACAACCCCTCCACCCTGAATGACGTAGAGACCTTCGTGGGCGATCTCGATCTGCTCGATGGCGATCTGGCTCTGCTGCGCGTTCATCATCGGGCCGGTCCATTTCATCGGCAGGCCGCGCCGCCAACCCCAGACGAGCTGCGGATCGTGATGCTCATTCATCAGCGTGATCGTGCCGTCCTTGCGCACGCCCGTGCCATCGATGAAGCCTTGTAGCCAGGTCCACAGGTCGCTCTTGTCGTCGAACGCGTGTCGCGCGACGACACCACGCTTGAAGGTCAGATTCGACCACTTGAAGCGCCCGGGGAATTTCAACGCCCCACCGTTGACGCCACCCGCGTTATAGTCCTCGACCTCCATTGTTCCTTCCAGGCCGGAGATCTCCGAAAACCCTGCAGTGGCACGTTGCCCAGCGGTCGAGGCAACAAAGCTGGTGAGCCCGCCGCCGCCGGACCCTGGCTTGCTGTCAATCAGCGAGACCAGGAAGTTGTAGCCCAGCAGCGGATCACGCCGTTCGTCTGTGGTCGCCATCAGCTCATCCCCGCGGCAAGCACGCCGCGCTCTGTGATCTCCAGCGAGTCGGGGCTGCGGCCGAGGCGCAGGAGGATGAACTCGAACGGCACCGATGGCGCGAGCGCAAGGTCGGCGTGAAGCTCGCCCAACGCGCGGGCACTCGCCGGATTATTGGTGTCGTCGCAGCGGACCGTGAACGCATCCCCGGCGGTCGCCCCAGCGAGCGCTCCCTGCTTCCAGAGCTGAGTCAGAAAATCGCCGATGGACGCAGCGAGCGAGGCGCGCGTGTGCGGGTCGTTCGGCTCGAACACTGCCCATTGGGTCGAGAGATCGAGCGCCCCGCGGATCATGCAAATCAAACGGCGTACGTTGAGAAAACGGAAGGTCGGGTCGGAGGACACGGTGCGCGCGCCGAGCACCCGCAGTGGTCGACCACTCTCGGCCCGAATGACGTTGATGCCGGCCGTGTTGAGCAGCCCGTGCGCCGCAGCATCGACAGGGATCGTTACATCCTGCACCCAGTAGAGGTCGGCATTGGCGGGTGCCTTATGGACCCCGATGGATAGGTCCGTCGCTCCGATCAGGCCGGCGATATGGCCGGAAGGCGGGACCGCTCGGGTAGGCGCGAGATGCAGCGGGTCGGGGGCTGCGACCCAGGGGAAGTACAGCGCACCGAAAGCGCTGTCGAAATTGTCACGCCAGGCCTGCACCGGGGCGATGCCGACACGATCGCTGGAAGCGGTATCCCAAGGGGGGTCGAGCAACGCAATGCGATCGCGCAACGTCTCGCACTGCTCGATCATCGCCGCCTGCACCGCCAATACCGCGGCATCGGGGAAAACCGGCGGAAGCTCGCCAACAATCGGCGGAGCGGGCGGCATCGGCGGCGGCGGCGAAGGGCAGATCGGGCAAGGATCAAGGGTAACCGGCAGCGGTGCTGTAATGGGCGGCTGCACGGGTCGGATCAGGATATCCGGAACCGCGAGCATCGCGACATCGCTTGCATCGGCGAGCGCCGCGAGCCCGCGTCGCACCGGTAGGCCCCTGCCGCTGTACACGGCATCGATCGGATCGCCAATGAAGTCGTTCTGGGCGAGGGCGGCGAGCCCGTCGCGTCCGCCGGTCAGCGGAATGAGCGCGTCGGACACGATCTCGAGCGGGGCGGGGATCGCGTCGGGTGCGATCTCGGGCCCGACCACCGTGATTATCGGCAGCGCGCCGGGCGGGCGGTCATCGCGGGTGAAATCGATTGGCTGCAGCAGAGCGGCCGCGTAGTTGGCGTTCTCGGGCACCAATGAGAGCCGCTGATACACTGAGTGCAGCCTTCTCTGGTTGAAGACCAACAGGTCGTATTCGAGGCTTTCGACCAGCAATGTCCGGTTCGGGTCGAATCCGGTCACCGCACGTTGCCGCGCCCCGCGTCGGCTCGGGTCGGGATCGATCCAATAAACCATCCTTTGGGCCGCATCGATCCCAGCGACGACCCGGATCTGGGTCGGCGCGCCGGGCTGTCGCAGCCGAACGAGTGTGTTGGCGGCGAAACCAGCGGTGGCGCCGACCACAGCCGCATCCGCAGTGGACCGGGTCTGATCGACAACGGTCTGCGCGGTGGTTCGCTCGACAAACGACACCGTGAGCGTGTTTCCCCAGACACCCGGGCTGGAAGCAGAAACGATCCAACCTGCGCTGCCGTCCAATACGGGCACCACAGAGGAAGCAACCGCTGCGCCGAACACCGGATCGTCAGACGCCGCCCGCACGACACGGGCACGCCGTCCGCCATTTTCAAAAAAGGCGCGGAGGCTGTAGGCCAAGAACCCGCCGCCGATAAAGCCGCCGAATACCGCCTGAAATTGGCGAAAGCTTTCGATTACCACCGGCACCCCCACCGGCCCGCGTTCGGCAATCCCGACAAAGCCGACGACATCGGTACGCAGGCTGGCAACCCGAGGCGGCGCGGAATCGTACCGCTGGAGATAGGCGCCTGGCGCGTCGGGATGACGGACGGAAAGGCTCATTGGGCGAGCTTTATGGAGAGGCCTTCGTGGCAGATTTCGGCGCTCTCGAGCGCAATCTCATTGCCGCTCGCGGTCATATGCGGGCCTTCGATCTTGTTGATCCACCCGTTTGAGAAATGGAAGAACAGCACGTCATTGTGCTGCTCGTCCTGCAGCACGATCGTACCATTGCGTCGCGCATCGGGCGCACCGGTGGCGACGCTGGAATACCAGTCCCACAGCGTGCTGTCCTTGGTGTAGCCGCGCTTGAGAGTGATCATGCCGAACTTGCGGAGCCCGGGCAGCTTGCGGACGTTGTTGATCGGGTCTTTGCCTTCGCGATAATCGACCGGGTCGCCATCCGCGGTCAGGCCCGTGACCTCGCTGAACGAGGCGACTGTCGTTCTGTCGATCTCGACGCGGAAGTTAAAACCCCGATAGGGATCGACCCGGTCCGCTGTCTTTGCCATGACGCGGCTCCCCTTACTGGTTGTTGGTGGCCGTATAGAGGCTGATCTGAATGATGACGAACTCGGCCGGCTTCACCGGCGCCACACCGATCAGCACGATCAGCCGGCCGTTATCGATGTCGGTCTGTGTCATTGTCGTCCGGTCGCAGCGGACGAAGAATGCTTCCTCGGGTTTGGTTCCCTCGAGCGCGCCGGAGCGCCAGACATCGGTCAGGAAATTGCCGATGACACGCTCCACCTGCGCCCAGAGCGGCGGGGCGTTCGGCTCGAACACGACGCCTTGCAGGCCGAGGTCGATCGATTGCTCGATGAACATCAGCAGGCGGCGCACCGGGATGTATCTGAAATTGTCATCCGAAGTCATCACCCGCGCGCCCCAGACGCGGATCCCGCGGCCGTCGGGGCGGAAATCGCAGATTACATTGATGTTCGTCGGGCTGGGATTGAGGATGTCCTGTTCGCCTTTTGCGAGACTTCGCATCACTCCGGTGACGCCCCGCACGACCTCGTTCGCCGGCGCTTTGTGCACGCCGCGCTCGTCATCGACCCGCGCATAAATACCAACGACGTGGCCCGACGGCGGCAGCGGAAAATCGGCAATCGTCGACAGGTTCACCGGCATCGGATCGGCGATAGTCAGCCACGGATAATAGACCGCCGCGTATTTCGTATCGAACGCCTGACGCTGCGCCTGGATGTCGGCGAGCCCCGCATCCGCATGCGCCGGATCAAGCACGGCGAAACGATAGAGTGTTTGCTCGCAATGATCGATCAGCGCCGCCTGGATCGTGCCGCTGCCCTGCCCCGGGATGGCTACGATGCTTATCTGCGGTATGTTCAGCAGTGCGAAAATACCGGTGCGGTTCAACGGTTCGGCATTGTCGTGGCCGATATACATCTGGTCATCGACGGTCGGGATTGAATCCGTGCCATCCTTGTCGAGGAAGTGACGTGCCGGGCGTTGTAGTCCATTCGGCAACACGTCGATCAGCGGCTCGGGCCCGAGGCGCGGGGCTTCCTGCGCAGTGTCCGTGGTCGCCGTGTCCTTGGTACGGATCAGCCAGGACGCGCCCTCCGGCCTGCGGTCGGTCAGCCGCTTTTTCGGCCCGTCGATCACACCGATCACGGTCTCGAAGTAATGGCTGTGCCGGTGATCCATCGAGAGATAACGGAACACCTCGCTCTGGGTGATCTGTGCGTTGCGCGAGGGCACCGCAGGGTCCGGCTGGCGATAGAGATAGACCGTGATCCGGAACTCGCGTGAGCGTAGCCGGATCGGCTGCACGGCGACCCCGATCGCGCTGGCCTGCGTCGCGCTCAGCGCCTTGTCGAGACGGATGGTCGTGGTCGATCGGTCGACGAATTGCACCTTCAGGGGCGAGGCGGCATCGATCACAGCGCCGCTCGCCGGATCGATCAGCTCAAGATACGAACCCGGCTCGATGCCGGTCAGGGTCGTCAGACGGAGCTGCGTGGGCCCGACCAGGCTTGCCACTTCCGCGCGCGAGACCAGTCCCGGATCCTCGTCTTCGACAGCCAACGCAACGCGCCGTCCCCAGGCGCCTTGGTCGAGCGCCTCTACCTGGATCAGCGGGCTGCGCGAGACGACGGGCGCCCCCATGGGATGCGTGCGCTGCACCGGGCTCGACAGAGTCACGCTCTCGAGCGTCTGGCCGGCGGGCGGCTCCCCAATCACATTGAAGGCGACCGTACCGTCGGGCAGGCCGATTTTGACGATATCTTCGGGCGCCCAGCCGTCCTGCCAAGTGCCGATCGCCGTATTGACGCCGGCTGGTGTCGGCAGCACAATCTGGGTCGCGCGCGGGCCGGCGGGTGAAGCGGGGTCGACCGTCGCTGGTACTACAGCGGTGCCGTTCGGGAAGCCACCCACCAGTCCTTCGTCGAGCACGACGTTGCCCGGATCGACCCCGCCCAATGCGGGCGTGCCTTGCAGCGCGAGCACCACCGCATACTCTTGCCCCGGCCCGGCGCCAAGCCGCAGCACGGTGCCCACGGGCACGTTGGTGCGGTCGGCAAGCGATAGAACGCGGCTGCCCGAGGTTGCGGCTGCGGTCAGGGACGTTGGCGCTTTGCTGGTCAAGGTAACCGGCGACAACAGCGTCCTTGCCGGCCAATCCACGCCCGCCGGCTGGGTGAATGTGAGCTGACTGAGCCTGCCGATGGTGCGTATTTCGCGAGTGTCGGGATGCGCCGGATCGATATCGATCAAATGGAGCGGGGTCAGCCCGCCGCCACTTGCAAACAGCAGCGTGTCCCCGCCCGAGGCTGCGAGATCGAGCGCGTCCGCCGGCGCCTCTAGGGCGGTGATGACGGTAGCGGCGGGCGTCGCGGAGTACCCCTTTGCAAGAGGTCCGCGGAGAGTGATTGTGAAATTGTCTACTGTAGGAGAAGCCACCGTGGTGGGGAGGGCGATCTCTGAGGCGCCGCCGGCGTGAAGCTCGATCATCCAGTTGGTCAAGGCGGCGAGGTCGTCAGTGCTGTGAACCTGAAGGGTTGTGGCGCCGTGCGGTGCATCGGCAGTCAATGTGTGCGGGCCGACGAGGCCGGCCTTTATCGGCACGGATTGCAGCGCAGTCACCGTGGTGACGCCGGCAGCAGCTGAGAACCCGATCGCCAACGGATGGGTCAGAGCGACGGCAAAGTTAGCTCCGCCTGTCGCCGTCACGATCCCCGGCACGACCACCGCGAACTCGCCGCCGGCAGCGAGCTCGATCATCCAGTCGGTGAAGGTGTCGAGCGCATCGGTACTGTGGACAAGAATCGTCTTGTCGCCTGCGCTCGCGTCGGCTGTCAGCGTATAAGGCCCGCCCTTGACGGTGCGGGCGTAGGCCGCGACCGGAGCTCCCATTTCGTGGCTGCGCTGCAGCGGCAGGTCGAGGGCTACCACATCGGCGGTAGGCGCGGCCGCAGCGATGCCGAGATACTCGCTGACGCTGCCGTTGCCGATCCGAATCGGGGAGGTCGGTACCGGAGACAGCATGATTAGGGGTTCCGTGGCAGTGCCGCTGCCTTCCCGCGCATTGCGCATCAAGACGCTGCTGATCGGCGACGAGCCGGTGCGGTCGTAGAGGAACTCCCAAGCCGCGTTGGCCTCATCCGGCAGGACGCGCATCACGTAGGCGCGTTGGCCGAGGTTGTTGAAGAAGCCCTGGATGGCGTAGGGCAGATAGCAATGCGCGCGCTTAAGGTCGACGGGATCGGTAAAGTCGTCCTTGTTGAGGAGACCGCCAAACCAGCGCGTATAATCGCCGGGGCTGGTACATAGAATCGGCACATTGACGGGCCCGCGCTCGGCCATGCCAATAAAGGCCGCGGTCGAGGTGCTGACGCCCGAAATCGGCGCCGGGCCTTCGAGCTCCTCGATATAGACACCGGGCGAGAGGAAGTCAGGCATGGCGGCACTCCGGCTGGAGGCTGGGAGAAGCGATGGCAATCATGGGAAAGCGAGATCGAGGACGAGCTCGACAGCGCCAAACGGCAGCATCACATCGCGCAGCAGGTCGCTCGGCTCGGCAGGATGATGGACCCGCAGACGGACCTGGACGACGCGGTGCAACGGCGGCAGGCGCACATAGCCATCCGCATCACTCGTCGCGGCTGCGAGGCCGGCGGCATGGTATTCGTCCGCGGCGCCGCCGGAAACGACGAGCGCGGTCATCGCGGCATCGAGGCCGTTCATGCTGGCGGGATAGAGCGTGACGTCACCGGCGCGCGCCGGGCGCGCGAGCGTGTTTGCCGGGCCGGCGGCACTGGGGATCATGCGAATGGCCATAGCACCGGCGCGGTGCGGGCGCGCAAGCGGGAACGCCAGCACTGCGCTCGCCGGCTGGTCGGAGCTGGAGCCCGGATCGGCGATGTTGGCGACGGCCAGGTATTCGGCGTGTGCCAAATTCTGCGGATCGAGCGTCAGGATATCACCAATTGCGAGCGACTGTTGATCCGACAGCCGCACCGTGGCGTCGCCGATATTCCCTGGCTGGAGAAGCTGCTTGGCTTCGGTAGGCGGGGCGGCAGTAAGATCTTGTTGGGCAACCGTAGCACCGACGCCCCGATCGGCGTAGAGCGGCGAGGCGAGCGTCACGAAGTTAGGCGCGGCTGCGGGGCTGAACAGATCCGCAAGAGTGAGCCAAATGCCATCAAGCGTCACCGTCGCACCGGCACGCACGGTGCGAGTGCGGGAGACGGTGCGGCCTGCCAATGAAATCGGGATGCGGTGCAACGCCACCGAGCCCAGAGGGACCGGCGCGAATGCCCCGGGATAATCGGGCTCCGACCCAATTGCAGCAGTAAGCACCAGCGGAAGATAGCCAGCGCCATTAATTGAGAGCTGCAGCTTTGCCCCAGTGATAAAGCCAGGCGAGAAATGGGCGAGCGGTTGGCCGACGAGGCCGGCGAGGCCGCCCTCGGCCATCCGAGCCAATAGGCCGGCATTGCTTGTGGTCGCCTGCAACAACCGCTCTGGTGGCAGGCCAGTGATCTCGTCAATCAGTGTTGCGGTCAGCATTGCCTGCGAGCGGGCGCCAATAGCAGGGGTGTTGTCGGGCGTCAGCGACCAGCCGGATATTGCGTCGAATTCCTTGAGCACGGTCATCACGGCGCTCCTGGCGCGCCGATCGCGTATTCCGGCAGGGCAATCATCACCGGTGGTCCGGCGGTGGCTTCCAGTCCGGAGTCAATGCTGACTATACCGACTTCATACGAAATGCAGAGCTGATAGGAGCGCTCGAGCGAGTCCCAGACCCGAGTAATTTCCTCAAGTGTCAGGGTCTCCAGGCGCACGGCAAGCTCCACCTCGGTTCCCTGATAGGAGCCGGCAAGATCGCCACCGGAGATCAACGGCTCATCGTTGAAGGTCTGGAGGACGCGGCCGATCACCAGCTGCTCGGTCTCCGGCGCGGGGGTGTTGGCGTTGCCGGTCACGATGGGCGTCATCAGGTAATGCACGCGTATGGGAAGCGGGTGCCGGCGGATACGGTTTGGCGCTGGGCGTGGCGGCGGCTGGTTCAGCGTCTGATCGTCCCGCACAAGTCGGTAGAGCCACATCGACAGACCCAGCTCGCTCGCGTGCTCCATTCCGTCGGGTGTGGCGAGAGACACGACAGCGCCGCCCTGCATCGGGTCGAACAGCTGCGCGAGATCGGGGTCCGCGCGGAAGCTGCGCTCCAGAACGGACTTTAGGGTGAGGCTTGCGGCCCGGATATTAGTGAACATCTAGGCACGCCTCAAAGCTGCACCTGCGCGGATGGCCTCCGTCAGGCTCGACCGCGAAAGCGGACAAACCTCTTTGCAGGCAGGCACGAGATGGTGAAGTACCCCACGGTCTTGCACACCGTCCACGGCGAGAAGTCCGAGTCGAGGGTTGGCGCGCAGCAATCGGTCGATGCTGGCATCGGTGAAGGCGCAGTCGCCCGCGCTGAATAGCACGACGTCGATCCGCCGCCGGGCGAAGGACCCGAGATCGGTGTCGGCGGCGATGTGCTCGACGATCGTCATGTCGGCTTCGGCCGCAATTGCGTTGCGGATGATCGCGTTCAGCATCCTCGGCATTCCGACGAGCAGGATTCTAATTTTCACCACTGCGTCGTCCACTCGTGGCCGCGTAATAAGTCGCTGGGAGATATTGCAGCTGCGAGACCGCGCGCGGTATCGGCCTCAGGATCCAAAGAAGATCTGGTACCGGATACCGGCCATACGATCTATGCGCCCAGGCCGATCCCGCAGAAGGGACGCCGGGTCGTACGAGGGCAGGAGGGAAGCCACGGCAGAAACTCGCTCGCGAGTGTGCGGGGGCCGCAAGCCCTCCGAATGCGGCTGCTCGTGCGACAGATAAACTCCATAGGAGGGCCCCAGGCATCACGACGTAATCATCAATAATCTACGCAGCGATGGGCGGAGGGTGCCTGTGAAACCCTCGGGGGCCAGCTGCGTTGATCAAGCCGCCCGAGCACTGTACTCGCGATTCCCGACGCCACCGGAAGGCCGCCGACGACCGCCGCAGCGCCTTCGATAATGATCCGGCGAGCTTCTTTGCGCACAGTACTTACGAGCTTCTTTGCGCACAGTACTAACAGCGCAATGTATTGGTTCGGTCCGGCTTATCCGCGAACCTGTCGGGGGGTCATGGCCTTGAGGCGCCCCAGGATCTCGGTCGCCGTAATGCCAGGCTCTTAGCCCCGATGTTCGCTGAGTGATCGGCGGCCCGTCTCTCGGCACACGCAGTGTCGAGGGTTGTGCCGGATGCCCGGCACAGAGGCCGGCACAGAGCCTCATGTATGGGGGATGGGCCGAATGGACGATATCACATATTTCGGACTAGACGTGCACAAGGCGACGGTGTGCGTGGCAGTGGCCGAGAGCGGACGCGGTAGTGAGGTACGGCAGGCCGGGGTTTTTGAGAACCGCCCTGAGATCCTGTGCATGATGGCGGCAAGGCTCGGCAAGGAAGGCCGTCGCCTGAGCTTTTGCTACGAAGTCGAGCCAGGCGGTCATGACCGTTTAGTGTTGGCCAAAACCGCTGGACGGCACACTGAGCCTGATGCGCACCGGGAAGCGCCGTTCGGCCGCAGTCATCATCTCCCGCGAGTTACCCGGCATGACCGAGGTCCCATTGCCGCTTTGCTGGGTTCCAGTACCAGGTGCCGCCCACACCTTCACCGGCTTCATAACCAGTACTTTTAGCCCCAATTTGTCGCGTAGCGGACTTTAGCATGTGCATGCCGGAAAAGCCCGCGCCGATCACGACAGCGTCAAAGCGTTAAGCTGCACTAGCCCATTTCTTCCCCTTTCATCTGTATTACTCGAACGCGCGTGGCGGCGTTGTGTTGCCCACCGTAGGAATTGCCGCAGCTAGCGGGCATTGCCAGGAGCGCGTTTATTTTAGTGAGTGTACTGCGGATTAGACGTTGCGGGTCCCGAGCAATTCCATGCTCGATTGTAGTCCAACAACGCCACAAGATTATCCGGAATGGAGTGGCTTTGCTCGGCGAAGAGAGCGTGAGTGTGGGTCACCGGCGGCACCCCGCCGCCGGGTCACCAGGAGAACCCACCCATGCGCACGTACATCATCGGCAATGACGGTATCACGCTCTGTCGCGAGCCGCCGACGGCAGTCAATGCCGGTGAGATTGCCGTCGCCTCGAATGAGGAATTGCACGCCGCCGCGCTCAACGGCAAACGGCTGCTGGCCCTGTGGAATGCTCTGCCACGTGTCGAGAAACGGCGGAAGGTTGGCGACCGCGGGGCGCTGATCGATCAGCTGTGGTCGGCACTCGAAGCCTTGCCGGAGCCGGAGCCAGAGCCGGCATCGGACGCGAAGCGCCCGTCGAAGCAGGACGCGGTGATCGCGATGCTGCGTCGACCGGAGGGCGCAACGGTCGATGAAGTGGCGCGCGCCACCGGGTGGCAGCGTCATACCGTGCGCGGCGTCTTCTCGGGCACCCTGAAGAAGAAGCTGGGGCTTAGTGTTGCCTCGGCTAAAGAGGAGCGCGGCCGGGTCTACCGCATCGCTGAGCCGGCGAGCGCATGAAGGCCGCAATCCACGATGCGTCGGCTCGCCAGCACTCTGGCGGGCCGTCGCCCGTTGCCGGTCGGGGCGGCAATCGGAACGACCGAGCACAAAAGCCGGGCCTGGTCGAAGCCGAACTCGCCGGGTTGCTCGATCGGTCGACACAAGAGCTGCGGCTTGTCTGGCGCCAACTGCATCGCGCGGGACCGCCGGTGGGTCTCAGCCGCGACCTGCTGATCCGAGCCCTTGCCTATGATCTGCAAGAGCGTACCCATGGCGGTGCGAGCGCCGCACTGCGGCGCCGCCTGCAGAGCCTGGCCGCAGCGTCAGAGAAAGACGCTCTGGCCGTCGATCGCGGTATCGTGCTGAAGGCCGGCACGACCCTGGTGCGGCAGTGGCGCGGACACACGCACACCGTCCTCGTCCAGAGGGACGGGTTCGAGCACGAGGGCCAGCGCTATCGCTCGCTGACAGTGATCGCCGAGCGGATTACCGGGGCGCATTGGTCGGGCCCGCGGTTCTTTGGCCTGACCAAGCAAGCACGCACCTCGGTCCCCGCGGAGACCAGTCAATGACGAGGCCAGCCAGCAACAGCGCGCGTCGGAAAGGAACCGTCCGCTGCGCGATCTACACCCGCAAATCCTCCGAGGAGGGGCTCGAGCAGGAATTCAATTCGCTGCAGGCGCAGCGCGAGGCCTGTGAGGCCTTCATCACCAGCCAGCGCCACGAAGGCTGGGTATGCCTGCCCAAGGCTTATGCTGATGGCGGGTTCTCCGGCGCGACGATGGATCGGCCGGCTCTGCAGCGGCTGCTCGCCGACATCACCGCAGGACGGGTCGACATCGTAGTCGTCTACAAAATCGACCGGCTGACACGCTCGCTCACCGATTTTGCCAAGATCGTCGAGATCTTCGATGCCAGAGGTGCCTCCTTTGTTTCGATCACACAGCAGTTCAACACGACGACCTCGGTGGGCCGCCTGAGCTTGAACATTCTGTTGTCCTTTGCGCAGTTCGAACGTGAGGTCATCGGCGAGCGCATCCGCGACAAGATCGCCGCCTCGAAGAAGAAGGGGATGTGGATGGGCGGGGTCCCGCCGCTCGGGTATCGGGCGCAGGACCGCAAGCTCGTCATCGCCGAAGGCGAGGCGGAAATCGTGCGCGCCATCTTCCGCCGCTACGCCGAACTCGGCTCGGTTCGATTGTTGAAGGACGAGCTTGAAGCCCGAGGGATCAAAAGCAAGTCGTGGACGAGCGCTGCGGGGCGCCTCATCGGCGACAAGCCGTTCTCGCGCGGTGCGCTCTACCTGATGCTGCAGAACCGCCTCTATCGCGGCGAGATTGTTCACAAGGGCCAATCCCATCCCGGCGAACACCCGTTGATCATCGATCCGCCGCTGTGGGACGCAGTTCAGGGGCAACTGGGCAGCAACACCGCCGAGCGCAACTCCGCCACACGCACACGCCCGCCGAGCTTGCTAGCCGGCATGCTGTTTGATGCCGACGGTAATCGGATGACGCCGACCCATGCGATCAACAAAGGGACGCGCTACCGTTATTATGTCTCCCGCCCGCTGATCATCAAGGATCACACCGAGCAGTCCGCCAGGCTGCGCGTTCCAGCCGGAGAGATCGAGCAACTCGTGACGAGCCGGATGCGCCAATGGCTTCTCGATCCCGGCAGCATATACCAGGCGACACGGCTTGCCGACCGTCAATGCAGCGCCGGCTGATCGCGCGAGCCGCGGAGATCGGGAAGACCTGGCCCGAGTTGCCTGAAACACGTCAGCGTGCCTTTTTTACTGCGCTGATCGAGCGGATCGACATCGGCGACAATCAGATCGACATCCATATCCGCCCGACACGGCTTGCTGCGCTCCTCAACCTTGCAGCTGAATCGAGCGTGGTCGACGACACCCAGATCCTTTCGGTGCTGGTTGAGCTGCGCCGATCCGGGCGGGAGATCAAGATGCGGATAGACGGCACTGACCCATTTGCGACAGTGAAACCCGATGTTCGGCTGATCAAGCTGCTGATCAAGGCGCGCCGGTTCAACGCCGCTCTGGTCCGCAGCGAGGGTGTGCCGTTTGCGGCACTTGCCGAGCGGGAGGGCGTCAGCCCATCCTATTTTACGCGGCTCGTTCGCCTCAGCTATCTCGCCCCGGACATCATCCAAGCCATTCTCGACGGCCGCCAGCCCCGCAATCTGACGCCTGACAAGCTGCTGGCCCACTCACGTCTGCCGCTTGCCTGGCACGATCAGCGAACCGCGCTCGGCTTTGCCTGAGCCCCATTGGCATTCATTGAATCACCGCCTCATCGATATCGGGCAAGCTGCTGGTGCACTCGCGCCTGCCGCTGGCCTGGCGCGAGCAACTGACGCTGCTCGGCTTTTACTTGAACCGACCCGAAGGTCTACCGCTTGCCTGGCGCAATCAGCGTACCGTGCTCGGCTTGGCCTTTGCCCGATCCGCCTCATTTAAGCCATCGCCGTCATCGACGCTGCAGGCACTGGAATTTGGCCCGACAGAAATATTGCCGCCCGTCGGCGCCATATGACCGCGCCACGCCCGTCTCTCCCGACCGCGCTACCTGCTCCGCCCCGCACACCCGCGGCAAACGCCCGGCTT